TCAAAGAGGCGAAATGCGATGCTATAATAAACACAGTTAAAACAACCTCATGAAGGCACTTCTCAACTTCTACCTAATGTCTGCTCTTTCAGTTACCACTGTAGCAACTGGAGCATGTTTTGTTTGGTATGTACAAGAGTATGATGCTGCATATAAGTATCATAAAGTTTCTCCAGAAGCATCTCAAATTCACCGTAACAACTCTCTCTGGTTGGGATTGTGGGGAGGCATTTACGGTCTTACTGGAGTTGTCAGTGCTATTGGTCTCTCTCAAGGACTTAAAAAAGACAAATGAAACGAGTTTTGATTATAGCACTTTCAGTTACTATTATACCATTCTCTTTGTTTTCATGCTATCACTCTTTAAACTCAATAAAGGGAGGATTCCCCGTACCAAATGAAGGAGATGTAGAATATTCTACTCAAACATAAGAGGGTCTTCGGACCCTCTTTTTTATTATCCAACTGCCTGTCCAAATGGACCACTCACACTACCATCAGTAAAGTCGGCAAAGTTAGTTGCGTTCTGAGCATTCCTACCAAATGATTGTGATTGATTATTATTCGTTCCTTCAATACCATTGTTATAGTATTCATTAGTAATAACTGTTGGATTATAGTTGAACTCTTGTGGTGGAGGTGGTGCTGGGTTTGAAGTTGGTGGTGGAAGAGTTGGAGCTGGTGGTGCCACAGGTTGTGGATTTGCAGTGTCAATCAAATATCTACTAAAGTTAAAATCAACTGTGCATTTTAAAAGTTGAGATGAATCATAGGAAATAGGTGCAGCAGCAACATTGATTGGATACGCATCAGTAAAACTGTATGTAAGAGATCCAGATGGAGTTCCTCCAGTTCCTTGCTGATAATCTCTCTCAAATTTTATAATAGATAACTCATTAGTTTTATAATGATCTGGAAATGCAACTCTATGACTATAATCTAGTTCAAATCTTCTAGAGTTAACATAATTTCCTGCTGAAGTAACACCCTCTAACATAGTATATCCCATCCACCCTTCAAAAAGACGAATCACATAATACTTTTGAGCATCAACGTAAAAAGTAAAACTTGATGTCTCATCATACAGTCTTCTATATGCATGTCTAAGAGTAACTCCAGTGTAGTCGTCATTTAACTCATGAGTTGCAAGACGAGAACCAGGAAGAGATGCTTCAGTGCAAGGGATAGTTATATAATCTTCAATATTAATCGCAGTAACATTTACTCCCCTTTGCCCAAGGTAGGCCATTACTCTTGTTGGGACAGGAAAGGAGACTTGATAATGAGATGTCAGAGATGGTTGAAGGATTCTAGCCTTCAAATCTGACATAGTATATTTCTTTGGGCCTACTATTGCCATCTATAAATAGTACTACTGATATATTATGTATGTGACAAATGGGAGAAAGTTTAAAGTCACGATACAAACCATCTAATCCTGAAAAATATGTTGGCAATCCCAACAACATAGTTTGTCGTTCTTCATGGGAACGAAAGTTTTGTCACTGGGCAGACTTAAATCCAGATATTGTACAATGGGCAAGTGAAGAAGTTGCCATTCCATATTTGTCTCCTTTAGACCATAAAGTTCATCGCTATTACCCAGACTTTTTGATTAAGGTAAAAGAACAAAATGGTGGAACTAAAACTTACCTAGTTGAAATCAAACCAGAAAAACAAACAAAACCTCCGAAGAAAGGTAATAGAGTCACAAAATCATTCATATATGAAACTAAAACTTGGGCAGTAAATCAAGCAAAGTGGAAAGCTGCAGACGAGTTCTGTAAAGATCATGCGATTCAGTTCAGAGTTATCACAGAAAAAGAACTTGGAATCAAGCAATGGCACTAGAAGGTTTAGAGTTAGATCGAACACTCGAACTCAAAGATAAAGTTGGTAACTCAAATGATGCTGACTTTATCATGGAAAATATTATTGAACTTTTTACAGAACAAGAGTTCATACCTGACGTAGGGCAATATTATACATTCATATACTCTCCTAAGAGCCCAGAGATTGTTTATGACCAATATCCCCTAGTTGCTGTGACCAGTATTCATTCATGGGGATTTCGTGGCATCAACTATCATTGGAGGCAACCTAGACAATATGCTTGGAATGAAGTGGTAGGAAGACTTCACTTAGTTCATCCAAAAGAGATTGGATATCTAAGAGAACTTTCTTATGAAAAAATCGTCAATAAATAAGTAAAAAAGATCTATCTGAAAATGCCAGACATATCTAAAAATATGCCATACGTGATTAGTGGTATCACTATACCTGGCACTTTAACTGTCACTACTGAAACTGGTGAGTCTACATGGACTGCAAAAGGACAAAGTGTTCCTACTTTTGTATCCAAAACAAGTGTTAATTTTCAATGGAAAGAATATGCACCTGGTGAATCAGTAACAGATCTAGTGAAACTTGTACCTAGTATTGGACAACCTCCAGCAGAGGCTGCAAAATACAGAGAAAGAAGTGGCAATAGAATCACTAAAAGTGCAACTCAAGATCTTAAAGATACTATTTTGATTGACTTAGCAACTAACGGATAGGAAAAATGCCATCTAGTTTTAATGGATTCACTGCTGCTGCTCAGGGTATTACTCTGTCTAGTACTCCTAGTCCCAGTCAATCATATCCATTTCCAACGACAATAAACGTTGGGTCAACAGGATATGAACTTGCTCAACAAGGAGTAAGTCTTTCACCTAACTCAGAGACTATAGCAAGTAATGCATCTCAAAGTCTTGCTCAACAAGGTGCTCAAGGAATAACAGCAGGTTCATTAAGGTATCCAAATACTAACTGGCCATCTAAACAAGATTATATTTTGTTTACTGCTCTTGAATATGGGAAAACTGACTTTAATCTTACAGGAGGAAACGTTGGATTTTCACAAAGAAACTTTAAACCACTAAGTCCAACTGTAATACTTCCTATTCAAAATAAAATCCAAGATCAAAATTTAGTTAACTGGACTGGACAAACATTAACTCCGTTACAAGTTGCGGCAGCTGGTCTCTCTGCAAAAGCAATCACTGGAGACGATGCTGATGCAGCAGTAAAAAGTTTAACTTCAACAATAACAGATCCAGAAGTTAGAAAAGCGATTGATTATATGTTTGCGGAAAAAGCATCTTCTGCAACTGGATTACTCTCTCGTCTAGGAGGATCTATCGCTAACCCTAACTTAGAACTTTTATTTCAAGGACCTGAACTGAGACCATTTTCGTTCACTTTTATAATGTCAGCAAGAAATCCAGATGAAGCAACTCAAATTAGAAGAATCATTCGATTCTTCAAACAGAATATGGCAGTTAAAAGAACTTCAATTAATGTATTCTTAAAGTCTCCTAATGTTTTTAGGATTCAATATAAAAGTTCAACAGCAAATGGACTTCACCCCAGTATCAATAGAATCAAAGAATGTGCCTTACAGAATCTATCAGTTGATTATACTCCAGCAGGAACATATTCAACGTTTAATGATTCAAAAAGCACTATGACTGCATACAGTATGACAATGACATTCACTGAACTTGAACCAGTATTTGCTGATGAGTATACGAACGTTCCAACAGACGAAATAGGATTCTAAAAATGGCAGGTTATTTTTCTAGAGTTCCAAACTTTGATTATATTAGCAGAGGTGCTAATGCAAAGAATATTGGAGACTACATCACCACTAAAAATCTATTCAAAAGAGTTAAACTTCGTGATGATGTAATCAACACGGTTACATATTTTACTGATTACAATGTTCTTTATGATGATCGCCCAGATAACGTTGCATATAAAGTTTATAATGATGAGAATCTAGATTGGTTAGTGTTGCTTGCAAATAATATCATCAATGTTCAAGATGAATGGCCTTTGACACAAAAATCATTTGATAACTTTTTGTTAGAAAAGTATGGTACATATGATATTGTTAACAGTGTTCATCATTACGAAACTTATGAGGTAAAGAATACTATCGGCAGTATTATTGTTCCTCAAGGAATGCGAGTTTCCTCTGATTTTTCAATCACATATTTTGATCCATTAGTGGGTGGAGCAAATGGATCATTACAAACTGCCACGAATATTACATATCCCGTTACTAATCTTCAGTACGAAGAAGATCTTCAAAATAAAAAGAGAAGAATCAGAATCATCAAACCAGAATATCTGAATCTAATCTTTGATGATCTCAGTAAGATAATGCCGTATAAAAAGGATC